TATTAGAAAAAAGTAATTAAAGTTCTTGACGATAAGGTTAAGATAATGTTATAATAATCTCTAAAGATTAAACGCCCTCAATCTTCAGGCTCTCCCTCAATACTCAGGCTCGTTTAAAAGATTTTAGCACTATTCTTTTAATTAAACTTAACTTTAAGTTAATAGGGTATGGTCTTACTGCTGATATATAGAGTCTTTAGTCATTATTATTGCTGTTGTTTTAGATAAGGAAAAATTAAAGACAAAAAAAGACTCCCTAGCTAGAATAAGTTAGAGAGTCTTTTTGGGGTTTAGCTATTCTTACTTAAGTATTCGTCAATAGCTTCTTTGAAAACCTTTGGCATAGTCTTTTTATTAAACTGAGCCGAGGCTTGTTTAAAAGTAAACTTTCCTTCTTTTGATTTTCCATAAAGCATTGCAGTTACTTGCTTTGCAAGTCTCCAATCCATATTTCCATTGGTTTGCTTTGCAAAGTGAAAGCCTAAAGCCTTGCATTGTCCATAAGATGCAGGTTCTGCTTGTCTTTCTTTACTGAAAGTATTAATATCAAATGTATTTTCGGTCATATTTTTCTCCTAGGTTATAGTTTTATTGATAGCCTCTATATAATCGTCTAAGATTATATTTTGAAGCCTTTGAAAATCAGATGCATTGCTACATCTGTATCCTGTAACACGAAGATTAGAGTTAGCAAGTGCTAACAAATAACTATGTGCTAAAGAAACTGTGGGAAAGATAACTGTATCATTACTTGATAAGTCAATAAGTATTTCGTTTTTCATATAAGTCTCCTTTTAAAAACTCAAAGTAACATGTAATATTTTAAAGAGTCAAATGCTTGAGTTTTCTGCGTAGCATGAAAAGTTTTTAAAGTTTTTTAGCATAAAAAAGTTTAAAACATTTGAAGTTTAAAATATACATGTTTTTGTAAACTAGAAAAGGAGACATGAAAAACAATACTTTGCAGACTTTGAAATTGATACAGTTATATACAGTTTCTGCACATGTTATGGCTAATCTTCGTTAGGATACAGATTCAATGCGTCTTCAAAGGCTGAACGACCAGAGGCTATCATTATAACTAGGAGAAAAATTAAATACATTTGCATACTTTCAGTTGACAAGCAGAGCTAAATAGATTACAATGCAAGTATGAACTTTGCAAAGCTAGGAAATATGTTGGAGTCTCAATGCTTTATGGTAAAGTAGGAAAGTTTTACAAGCCTCTGAAGTTGCAAAGACTATGAAGTTTTCAAAGTCTATTGGCATAAATAAGAATAGTACCCAAAAAGCTTGTAAAACTCTTATGCTAGGGAGATAATGGGATTTAATTTTTCCTGTTAGAATCTAGCAATGGGGTAGGCAGGAGACCATACCCCTCCACCTATATATCTATCTAATAGATACACAAAATTCTAGAAATTAAGCATTAACCAGAACTAGTTAACGCCCCGACATTAAAATCTTTAAAACTTTAAAGTCTATACAGGTATTTTTATCTGAGTGAATCCCCTTAAGAAGCCAATACTTTTTTTGAAGTTTTCCGAATGGAAGGGGTAGGGGAAGGTATGGGTTGACCCCCGGGGGGCACAATGTTATTGTACACCTATAATTCAATTTTGTCAAGTCATATTGCAAATAAATTTTAAAGCTTGACAAGTCTTTAAAGTAACTGTATACTAGAATCATGGCTATCCTTCCAAGTGTTAATACGACAGACTCAAAAAGACAACTGACAATAAAGCAGGAGTCTTTTCTTGAGCATCTGGTAGAAACACAAGGAGACGCTAAAAAAGCTGCAGAACTTGCAGGGTATAAGAGTCACTACCACCATGTAGTTAAAGGCTTGAAGTCTGAGATACTAGAACTTACTCAAGAGGTTTTAGCTAACTCTGCACCGAAAGCTGCCTTTAAACTGGTAGAAATTATGGAATCTAACAGACCTATAGTACAGGCTAATAATAAATTAGCTGCTGCTCAAACTCTATTAGATAGAGTGGGAGTAGGCAAAGTAGATCGAGTAGATGTAAACCATAATGTAAATGGGGGTGGAGGTATATTCCTTATGCCTGATAAGACCCCTATTGACGTTGACGATTATGAAGATATTTCTGAATGATATATGGGAGTTTTGTAAAGCTTACCCCGGCTGGGCTGCAGTTTTTTTCTTTTGTGGTTGGTTATTAGGCTTAACCATAAGCGGATAAGATAAATGAAGATATTCTTAACTGAAGTTAATTACTACGATCAAGTATTTGCTGGTCCGAATATAGTTGCGGAAGATATCGAATCAGCTACTCGTGTTGCAGCAGAGAACGGTCTAATTTTAGTTGGGGAGCTTGAGAGTATTGTAGTAGAGAAATCAGGCGAATATGATTTTCAAACAAGGTCTACTGGTGAAACAGTACATTAAAATAAAAAAAAGATAATATGTCAAAGCAAATAGGAAGTGATGAAAAACCGTTTATGTTTAGAAAAAGCATGTATGGTAAATCTGCAGGGAAAGGTGCAAGACCTAGACCCGGCTACTATACTCAACAGTATAAAGACAATTGGGAGAAAATTTTTGGTAACAAAACGGAGAAAAATAATGATAAAACAGAAGATTAACTTAGTTGCTGACTGGCTACTGAGTGTGCGTAAGAGGCTTTCTGAGACACTTAAACTGTGGAAAAAATGGTGTTCTCAGAAGGTCCAGCGTTTTCGTAAGTGGATAAAGTCTAGTAGAATTAATAAAATGATAAGGAAATTTATTGGTGGTAAACAGACGACTAAAAAACCAGCTAAGAAGAAGACAGCAGCAAAGAAGAAGACTACAGCAACCAAGAAGAAATAAATGCCTACCAAGCTCAAGCCCTCTGTTAAAAGATATGACAGAAGAACAGGACTGACTAGTATTGAGCATTATTATATTAAGAATATAAAAAAGGAAGACCTTCTTAAAGAATTAGAATCTAGTAACCTAAAACCTAAGTTAAAACATAAAATTGATAAAGAACTTAGGCGAAGAGAAAGGCTATGAATAACGAATATATTAGAAGAACTTCGTCAACTATACCTTTTGGATATAAGTTAGTTGATGATACAGGTACATTTTTAAAACCTATAGAAGAAGAACTAAGAGTATTACAAGAAGTTTCAGAAGCAGTTTTTAATGGTGAGATTAGTCTAGGGATTGGAGTAGATTGGTTGGAAGCAGAGACTGGTAGAAAGATGTCTAGACCCGGACTCAAGAAACATGTAGATAAGATATATGGAAGATAAAGAAAATAATTCAGAAAAATACTTGACAAACCCTGATGGGAGTTATATACTAAAGAAAGATGGTACTCCGAGAAAAAAACCCGGAAGACCTAAAAATTCAGAACTGTCTGGAATTAAGTTAGCTTTACAGGCTAAAAAGAAATTAGATAAGAAGAGCACTAAAGCTAAGAAACTAACAAGAAAGTTAGCCAGAGTTCAAAAAGAATTAGAGATTGAAGAAAAAGTTTTAACATCTAATGTTTTAACAGAATCAGAAACTAAAAAGTTACCTGATCCAATACAAGAACATATAGATGAAACAGGTGGTTACGTGGCATTTATGCCTAACGAAGGACCACAAACAGATTTTTTAGCTGCATCGGAAAAGGATGTACTTTACGGAGGTGCAGCAGGTGGTGGCAAAAGTTTTGCAATGTTAATAGACCCGTTGCGATATTGTCACTATGCCGAACATAGAGCTTTGATACTAAGAAGGTCTATGCCAGAACTAAGAGAGATTATAGATAAATCTCGTGAACTCTATCCTAGAGCCTTTAAAGGTGCTAAGTTTAGAGAAGTAGAAAAGTTATGGCAGTTTCCTAGTGGTGCAAAGATTGAGTTTGGTTACTTGGAACGAGATGCTGATGTATATCGTTATCAAGGACAAGCGTATAGCTGGATAGGTTTTGATGAGATAACTCATTTACCTACAGAGTTTGGTTGGAATTACTTAGCTTCAAGGCTAAGAACTACTCACCCAGAGATTAAGACATATCTCAGATGTACAGCTAACCCCGGAGGTGTAGGTGCTCAGTGGGTAAAGAAAAGATATGTGGAAGCTTCTGAGCCTAATACATCGTTTCAAGGTTCAGATGGTTTAACAAGAAAGTTTATACCTGCAAGATTACAGGATAATCCGTACCTTGCAGAAGACGGTGAATATGAAAGGATGCTGGAATCCTTACCGGCTATACAACGTAAACAATTACTGGAAGGTAATTGGGATATAGCAGAAGGAGCAGCATTTGCAGAATTTGATCCAGAAACACACGTAATACCACCTTTTGAAATACCAAGTTGGTGGGAACGAGTAAAAGGTGTTGATTATGGATATGCTGCGGAAAGTTGCTGTCTCTGGGCTGCTATAGACCCTGAAGATAAGACCATCATTATATATAGAGAATTATACAAAAAGGGTCTTACAGGTGAAGCTCTCGGAGATACTATAACAACTATGGAAAGTAGTGAAATAAAATCCATAGCTGGGGTATTAGATACAGCAGCTTGGTCAAGGACAGGTTATACAGGTCCTACAATTGGTGAAATTTTAGTTAATAAAGGACATAAACTAAGAAGAGCTGATAAAAATAGAATAGCTGGTAAGACTCAGATACATGAGCACTTACGAAAGAGTAATAATACAGGAAGACCGAGATTGCAAATAGTTAATACGTGTGTCAATTTAATTAAAGAATTGCAAGGTTTGCCTATATCAAAAACAAACCAAGAGGATGTCGACACACATGCTCAAGACCACGCATATGATGCGTTACGTTATTTGATAATGAGTAGACCTCGAATGGATCATCCACACGATAGATTGCTACGTATCAAAAATGATAGGTATCAACCATCCGATACAGGATTTGGATATTAAGATATGGCAAAAGAAGAAAACACATTTTTAAACGCTAATAATCTTTATGAAGAAGTTGAAGGTGAGTCTGGTAAAACTTTAAAACTACCAGAAGATCAACAAAGAAATCTAATTGGTATTATTAAAGGGCGTTATGCTCAAGCTGAAGAAGCTAGACAATTAGACGAACAACGATGGTTAAAATCTTTTGAGAACTATAGAGGTCTTTATAATAAATCAATTAGATTTAGAGATTCTGAAAAGTCTAGAATTTTTGTTAAGATTACTAAAACAAAAGTATTAGCAGCTTTTGGTCAGCTTGTAGATGTTATATTCGGCACAGGTAAATTTCCGATAGGAATTTCGGAAACGAAAGTACCAGAAGGTGAAACTGATTATGCACATTTAGATTTAAATAATCCACCTCCCGGATTAGAAACTTCAGAACCTGAACAGATTCCAGATGATATAGGTAATAGAATTGATAACCCGTATGATGTTGGTTATGAAGGTGATGGAAAAGTATTAAAACCCGGAGCAAGTTTATATAACGGAATATTTGAAGATAGTTTAGAAGATCAAGGTGAAGAAGCTGGTGTATTAGTAGATGGAGTCAGTTATAACCCACAAGAATTAGAAGTATCTCCTGCACAAAGAGCTGCAAGGAGAATGGAAAAACTAATCCATGATCAAATTGATGAGTCGAACGGTTCATCAGAGATACGAAATGCTCTTTTAGAATCCGCTTTACTAGGTACGGGGATTGTAAAAGGACCATTTAATTTTAATAAAAAACTTCATAAATGGGAAAAGGATGAAGAAGGTAATCGTGAATATAATCCTTTAGAAGTAAGAGTACCTAGAATAGAGTTTGTAAGTTGCTG